ATTATAGAGGTTTATATGGTCCTGACGTTCAGTTTACGGAAGCTGAAAAGTCAAGAGTATTTATTAAAATTACAAAAACAAAAACACTTGCAGCATATGGGCAAATAATTGATGTACTGTTTGCAGGTAATAAATTTCCATTAAGTGTTGAGCCAACGGAACTTCCTGAAGGTGTAACAGAAAATGTAAATGTTAAGTTGACACCTGATGTAGGTGCAACAATGCCAATGCCTGAAGAAGAGATGGAATCCCCTTATGGTTTTGAAGGTGATGGACAGGAATTACCAAAAGGATTTACAGCAAATGGATTAAAGCTAGGACCTTTACAAGAAAAACTTCAAGATGTTGATGTCAAAGAAGGAGTGGGTACAACACCTGATAAAATTACATTTAGCCCTGCTATGGTTGCAGCTAAATCAATGGAAAAGAAAATTATTGACCAATTAGAAGAATCTAATGCATCTAAATACTTGCGTAATACAGCGTTTGAAATGGCACTTTTTGGAACAGGTATTATGAAAGGACCTTTTGCAATAGATAAAGAGTATG